TCCGTTTTAGATGGGAATAAATACTTCAGTGCTTCTATGCTATCAACGCCTAATTCTTGAAGATTTCGAGTAAAGATAGATTGATTGAGTTTGTCTTGAGCAGTGTCCTCATAAACAGGTCCCATCCATCTCCATAAAACAGTTCTATCCCCATCAGGTATCAAGCCTAAAACCCCGTCAGGTATTTCTTTTTTCTCTACTGCTTCGTCAACAGCTGCTTGTAATTTTTGCTCATACTTTGCTTTCTGTTTATCGTATTTTTCAAGTGCTTTTGGATCTTCAATATTTTCTGGTAAAACAGGATATTTTATTCCTGAAGCAAAAGCCAATGATTTTCTAAAAATTTGTTCTTCTTGGAAAATAATTAATTCGAAACATTTACATATTCCATATTGATAAATTTGTAAACATTTCTTTTTAGCTGTTGCACTTACCCGACCATAAGCAGATTTAATTTCTGTAGCCGTTACATTAGTAATACTTAAATCATCTATACCACCTAAAGCTAATCTAATTTCACTTCTTAACTGTTCAGAGAATCTAGCCTGATCAGAACTTACAGCATTAGGTGTAATAAATCCCACACGATCTGAAGGTTCTAAATTAGCAATAACTCTAGGAACTCGCATTCCACTTCCTGGCTTACCTGTATATCCAGGCTGTTGTCTTGTTATAGGATCTTGTTTGTATGTAGAACTAAATAAATTGACATCAGATTGAAAACCAGACTGACTAGAGATGCTAGGACGTTGAGCCGTTTCACTGTCACTTTCAACAATATCTTGTTTAGGTCTAGATGATAATAAAGTTGGATTTCCGAAGAATGATAAATTAGCCCTAATATTTTTTACCATTTCATCGTGAGCTAATATTTGATTAGCTAAGAAATCAAATTCACCTGAACCATCAGTTCCAAATGCATCAGGATTATTAAATACCTCAACACATGGAATAAACTCCATAGAATTTTCTACTATTTTTTTATCAAAAGCGGCAAAATTCGTATTATCTTGTTCAAAAGTTATTTCTTGTTCTGTATGTATCTCTTCAATTTCTTTAGCGGTAATTTTTAATCTCATATATCTTTTATCTGTATTTAAACCAACGCCTGCAAAACCTTTAGAAGATTTAACCTTGTAGGGATAAATAATAATAACTTCTTGTAGATCTCCTTCGGGTGTGTAATATGTTCTATATGCGTCTTTATTAAACCAATAAATTCTATAAGATTTTTCTGTAGGTCTTATATAAAATAATCCTTTCCCATATGCTAAGAATCTATCCCAAATTGCATCAAGTCTTGCATCAAGCTGATTAAATTTTATTACTTGTTGAATAAAATCAAATCTTTGAGTTCCTAAATTATCTTGTTGAGGATAGAATTCAACTCCCTGTCTAATCCCAAACATTTTCATTTGGGATAAATGAGAGCTTAACAACATTGTATCTGCTGATCCTCGGCCATCTCTGTTAATGACCGATTTGAGCATGTCATCTAGTGCAGTTTTGCTATTACTTTCACTCATTAGATTAGAAATTTAGACTATTGATCAATGTCATATCCTGCATGTAATCTTTTTAATTTGATTTCATCTCCCTCACATTCTACCTCAAACCTTTCGTTTGGTTGTAGTGCCATGTCATGACATAGTTCATCAGGGAGGGGAATAACAGCAGAACCATATTGGTCTTGCTCTAATTCTAGATTGTAGTAAGTAGGTGACATTAATCTTGTTAGTAATAGTTTAAGTCGTCAATACTCTAACTCAAGTTTTCCGCGAGTCATTAACCCATTACATAGCCAAACTAATGCATCTACGCAATCATCATGTGAGCTAACACCAAAATTTACTATCTCATCAGTAAGAGGTCCAAACTTTCTAAACTTGTTAAAAATAATTTTTCTTTGCTCAAATAATCCCATAATTCCTCTAAATCGTGCAACTTTATCTCCTCTAAATCCTTTTACTGGATGCCAAATTAAATTATGTAATCCATGATCTCCTAAACATATTCTTTTAAAATCAGCCTCTAAAGAAGCTTGATATGCAACTGCCTCAGACCAAATGTGAGTTGCAGCTCCTGTAGGAAAATAACTTTTACCGTCTTTATAAACAACTCCCCATTCTTCCATCATTTCCATTAATAATTCTAATTTTTCTAAATTACCCATAACTCTTACTCTTTTACAATCGATAATATGAATTTTATCTCTAACTCGTCCACCCATAACAAAAACTGTATAATCATTTTGTTCCCTAACTCCAGCAGATAGATCAACTCCTACACCTAATGCATCAAACTCTGTAGAAATAGTACCTTTAACAATTAGATCTGGAGATAAAGATAGTTCACTTGTTTGTACAATTTGATTTTGATATTGAAAACTAAATGCAACTGGAGCAACTCTTCTTCTCTCTTCTAAATACTTAAGTGACCACATATCAGGCCAGTAAGATATTTCCTCTCCTTGTTCATCAACAGTAATTGCTGATTGTATTATCTGTGTCCATCCGTTAGCAGGTAGAAAAGCTCTAGCGTGTATATCATCATGGCGAAATCTTGTACCTAAACAAATAGCTCTAGCACCTTCAAACATAGTAGGAACAATAACGGCATTCCAGTTATCTTCCATAGCTTGGCGAATATCTTTATTTTTAATATCATCTGAACTTTTTATAGCGTCATCAATAATACATAGATGTGATCTTTTAGATGTAACAGCACCTTTTAAACCAGCACAACAAACACTAAACTCCTCCTCTCCTGTAGATTTTATTCCTGCAAATTTCCAATCAATACTCCAATATTCGTTAGAATTAATTCCTTTAGCTATTTTTACTGTAGGAAAAATTTCTTTGTAATTCTTACTTTCTTCTATAATTCTTTTTATTGCCGCACTCTTCGGTCTAGCAACATCGACAGTATATGAAATATATAAAATTTTTAAAGGTAATTTGTGAAGAGCGTGTACACCTATAGCCCAAGCTGTATATAAACCTAAAACAGTTGACTTAGCAGATCCTCTAGGAGCAAGAATATCAATATTAGGTCCGGCTATCCCACGCAAGCAAACACTATCATCTCCTGTACATAAATATTTGTGCCATTCCATATGATGTTTAGCAGGAGGTTTTCCCCCTACAACATCGCAAAAATACGCAAAATTTTTTCGCGCTTTTTCTATATCAATATTCGAAGTTTTCTTTACAACTTGTTGTTTAGCAGCGGCACGAGCTGTGCGTCTGTAAACACTATAAATACTTGTACCTGCCATGAACGTAGCATAGCGTATTTATCTCTAAGATTCTTCTTGCAAAATTTTTGTCCATACACCCATAGATGCCTCTTGTAGAGGTCCTTCTATTGGATCATCTCTAAATATACTTAACATCTCTCTCAAAGCCCTGTCAGCGCCTGCAAGTATCAATCCTTGTTTATCAGTTAAAACTTTTTTATCATCTAATTGTTTTATTGCACCTCGTAATTCTTTTTGTAACATTGCAATTCTTGCAGCACCCATATCTTGTTTAACCATTCCCATTTGAATAGCTTCACGTAAATTTGCTATATCAGTCTGCATATTATCTATTTCTGTTTCTAAAACTAAATGAAAATTTCTTTTTTTAAATTCTTTTTCTGACCATTCATTACATTCAACTATCGTCCCTTGAAAACCAAGAAAACGGGAAAATAAATATATTTGTATTGGAGAACCTGTTTTTTTACAAAATTGAAGAAAGGATTCGCGATCTTTGGAAGTTAAAGTTTGAATCCAATTCTTCATACACGATATGCACGTTGTGCTTGTTCGAAATCTCTATTCTCTTTATAGCGTCGGAACATCTCTCTTTGCAAGTCTATTGCTCTAGTTTCCCTAGCCTGTTCCCTAATACCAGCTCTCTGCTCTTCTCCTGTAACTCTAGTTGTTTGTCTCTGTTCTCTACCAGTTGTTTCGATACCTAATCTTTGTTGTCTTCCTGTTTCTGCTGTAGTTAATCTATCCTCTAAACCTCTTAATCCAATCTGCCTTTCCTGTCCTCCAAGTAATTGAGCTTGGGTCAATCTTTGTTGAGCACCAGTAGCACCAATTCCTAATCTCTGTTCTACTCCTGTAGCAGCAATTCCTAAACGTTGCTGTCTTCCTCTTTCTGCTTCTGATAGTCTGGTTTCTGTACCAGTTGCTGCAATTCCTAATCTTTGTTGTCTACCTCTCTCTGCTTCTGATAGTCTAGTTTCTGCACCAGTTGCAGCGATACCTAGACGTTGTTGTCTTCCTCTTTCTGCTTCAGTTAACCGAGTTTCCTGGCCAGTTGCTGCAATACCTAATCTTTGTTGAGCACCTGTAGCAGCAATTCCAAGACGTTGTTCTACCCCAGTTGCAGCGATACCTAGACGTTGCTGTCTACCTCTTTCTGCCTCTGTTAATCTAGTCTCTTGGCCTGTAGCTGCAATTCCTAAACGTTGTTGGATTCCTCTTCCTATATCAGTTAATCGTTGTTGAGTACCTGTAGTCTCTATACCTCTTCTCTGCTCTACCCCAGTTGCTGCAATTCCTCTCCTTTGTTCTAAACCTGTTGCTGCAATTCCTAAACGTTGCTGTGCTCCAGTGGTTTCTATTCCTAATCTTTGTTGTCTTCCTTCTTCTGCCCTAGTTAGTCTAGTCTGCTGACCTGTAGTCTCTATACCTCTTCTTTGTTCTAGACCTGTCGCAGCGATTCCTAAACGTTGTTGTGTTCCCCTTTCTCTTTCAGATAGACGTTCTTGAGTCCCTGTAGTCTCAATACCTAATCTTTGTTGCCTACCTCTCTCGGCTGTGCTTAAACGTTCCTGTACTCCTGTAGTCTCTATGCCTAATCTTTGCTGTCTTCCTCTCTCTGCAGTTGATAAACGTTCTTGCACTCCTCTTCCTATATCAGTCAATCGTTGTTGAGTACCAGTAGTCTCAATTCCAAGACGCTGTTGTCTACCACGTTCAGCAGTAGAAAGTCGCTCTTCACGTCCGGTTGTCTCTATGCCAAGACGTTGTTGCCTTCCGGTTTCAGCTGTAGTAAGCCTATCCTGAGCACCGGCTGTCTCAAGACCTCTTCTATACTGAAGACCAGTTTCAGCAACCTCTGCACGACGTTCCTGACCTGTTACTCTTGCAGTAGCACGATCTTCTTCTCCAGCAACTTTTAGCTGTAATCTATTTTGAGCACCAGTAGATTCAGTCTGTCTGATATTCTGACTAGTAAAGAATTCTTTATTAGTCCTATCCAACTCAGCACCTAATTCCATATTTAGACGCTGTTGTTTAGCACTCACTTCATTAAGCGCATTCTGACTCGACAACGACTGTGTTGGCACCTGTGTAGTAGGAGCTGGAGGTGGTGGAGCTGGTGGATATATTATCTGTGGGGGTGGTGGAGACTTACTACCCATTTTTTAACAAACTGTGTATTTAAATTTTAACTGCACTAAACTAAGCAACATTACCAAAAGAACGTTGAATACCTGCAGCACCAAATTGGTTAGCAGCGG